ACGAACGAGGTTCCACGGAGCTTGGCGGTGGTGAGAACGGCGTTACCGTACTCAGCAAGGGTCAACGTGACCTGCGAGTCGCTCAAGGCAACCGTAGCAACGTCATTCTGCTCGGTGAGTGCGCTTGAGGCGATGCTCAGGTCGTTGACAATGGTGAACGCAACAGACGAACCGGGCATGCTCTGGGCAGTCGGCTGAACGTCAGCAGCTTGGTCGAAGTACAGCTCAGGACGCAGGGCGAAGTACGCCATGCGGTCATAGGCTGCCTTGGAAAAGTCAACGGAACCCTGCGTAGTGTACGCATCGGTGCCGGTGACGTTGTAGGCGTCAGTAGCCATTGGGGGTCCTTTCGGATAGAGGGATAAAACCCTCTAGGCTAAAACGAGCCCCGCGAAGACCAGAGACCAAGTGATTGGCCGCTCTGGCTCTGAATGATTGCCATGACTTCTTCTGGAGACTTGGCTTCTGAAAGGGCGGACAGGTACTCCTGACCGGGATCGGGCATTGCGCCTGACGTACCGATTGTCGCACCTTGGGCACGACGCAGAGCTTCGAGTTCGCCATTAGAAGCTTCTTGGACTGGGGCCTGAGCCGGTGGGTTTAGGATTCCGTATTCCTCAGCGGCCCTACGAATCGCCTCAGCATCTGCTGGGCCATCGTAAGCCTTGCGAAACAGGGCTCCAATACCGGACTCTGGAATACCAGCACGACTCATCTGCACCTCGGCACGCTCTCTTTCGAGTTCGGCACGAACGGCTTCGAGTTCCTTACGAGCCTTCTCAGCCTCTCGCAACTGCTTCCGAATGTTCGGGTCCAGCGGCTGAGTTTGAGTTGGTTCGTCGTCCAAGTAATCAAAATCTTCTGACATGACAATCGCTCCTTAGCGGGTACGCGTTTTACCAAGAGGGGGCAAAACGGATAGGGGGCGCACGATAATACGCACTCAGGCTGTGCTAGTCCTAAGCGGAGAATACGTACAGCTCACCCGGAGCTACCGGGGCCGAACGCCTATACGTAATTGTACCAGCGATTACTGGGGCGCTGAGCCTGCGCCTGTAACACCTTGGTTGGTAGCGGAGTATCCACCGGCCTTCTGGAACGGTGCTTCCTGACTCTGCAACGCCATCTGTGTCGCCTGCTGTGCCTCGGCCTGAGTAGTGCCACCAAAGCCTGCCAACTTCGATCCGATGAGTTGTGTGGTGTCCACGGTCGGAGCGTTACTGCCAGGTGCGGCGGCTGTGAGACCCTGACCCTGAGCGGCCACGTCGAGTGCCTGCTTCTCGTTGGCAGTGCTGAACGTGCCGTCTGGGTTGGCGCCAGTGCGAGCGTGCTGGACGAGTTCGGCGGCCATGTTGGGGGTGAAGTTGGCAATGCCAGCGTTCTGGGCGTAGCCCTGCAACTGAGCCTGATTAGCCTTGTTCGTCAGCAACGGCTCAGCCTTGGCTGGGTCAAGGTAGTACGCCAGCAAGTGGCCGAAGTCCACACCCTGAGCGGCAAGCGCCTGACGGGTGGCTGGGTCGGCGTTCATGGCAACCTGATAGCCGTTAGCAATACGCCGGTTGAACTGAGCGGCCGATACGCCACCAGCGACTAACTGACCGATTTCCTGCTTGCTAAAGAAACTGTCGGGCAGACCATACTGTTGAGCAATGTTCGTGTATTGCTGGGCGAGTTGGGTGTACTGCTGTTCGGTCATCTTCTGCGTGTTGTTTGGGTCAGCGTTGTACTTGTCAAGACCAACAAAGGCTTGCTTGTACTCAGGCGTGGCTCGAACGGCGTTGGTCAGCGTGGTGGGATCGCTGATGCCCTGCTTGAACACCATGTTGAATACCTTCGGGGTGAGGCTGTCAAGGCCCCACGCAGCCAGTTCGTTCTGGAGCGTGCCGTAGGCAGTTACCTGCTTGGTGCTGTCAATCTGGACAGGGGTAGTGCCACCACCGGGGGCAGTAACCGTAGCGGTTTTGTGGGTAACGCCGCTTCCAGTAAATGTCCATTCTTTGGGGTCAACGCCACCCCAGCCCTTGGACGCAATCGACGGCATAAAGGACTTGACGTTGCGACTAAATGCACTGGCGGTAGCAGGGTTGCGGAAAGCCGTTGGGTCGAAGCCTTGCGCTATCCAGTCTGAAAACAACTTGCGAGACTGGGTGGTGCCCAGCGCGTCCACCATCGCCTTGACTGCGCCTTCGTTGTTATTGGTGTAGCCAGACGTGTCAACCGTCTTGCCGCCATACTGCTTGGCAAGTGCGGGGCTGACACCGTGATCCTTCATGTACTGTTCGCTTGGGTACTTGATAGTGGTATTCGTACCAGACAGGCTAGGGAACGAGGGCAGGGTGGGGATACCAGGCGTGTTGCTTGCTTTAGGGGTGGTTGTGGGCACAGGGGCTGGGGTGGTTGTGGTGGGGTGTGGCGCTGGGGCCGGTGTAGTGGTAGTGGGGTGGGGTGCTGGAGCCGGAACTGTGGTGGTGGGGTGAGGTGCCGGTGCCGGAGTAGTAGTTGTCGGGTGCGGAGTAGGGGCAGGCGTGGTAGTAGTTGGGTGAGGTGCCGGAGCCGGGGTTGTGGTGGTTGGGTGTGGCGCCGGAGCTGGCACCGTTGTCGTTGGGTGCGGAGCGGGCGCTGGCGGCTTTGGCACCGTGGTCGGCACAGGGGGCTTGGGAACCGTGGTGGGCGTTACAGGGGGCTTAGGGACCGTTGTAGGTGTAGGCGTAGGTGGCTTAGGCACCGTTGTGGGGGTGACTGGCGGCTTAGGTACCGTAGTAGGAGTGACTGGCGGCTTAGGGGTAGTGGTAGGCGTTGTAGTCGGGGTTGTGTAGTAGCCCGTCTTAGGGTCAACGATAGCCTTGGTACCATTGCCACTTGCTGGGTGTGGAACAGCGCCAATAGGTTGACCGCCACCAACAAGGCCAGACCATAGCGGGTTGATTGTGTTGCCTTGAGGATTTTTATCAAATGCTGCGCCAGCCTTTGAGCCCCCTAAGTAGTTGCCATTGGAGTCCCACGAACTGCTCGACCAGAACAGGTGGGAACCTTCTTGGGTTTGCTGTAACGTTGTTTCTGCCGGGTGGTAACCGCCGTACATGTCAGTCCATGCAGGGCGTGACGTTGCCATCGGGCCAGCAACTTGACTAATTTTTTGGCCGTTCTTAGTAACAACAAGGCTAGAGTTGTCAACCGAATAAGCAGTTGATCCGTTGAGAACGTCTTTCAAGGCATTTGGATTGGAGTACTGCAAAATTTGCAACTTACGCAAGTCCATGTTCGGGTCAGCGTGGTAAGGGATACCAATGCTGTTACTAAAATTGACCTGTGTGTTGCTGTTGGTAAAGGTGTTGTTCTGCGTTGAAGTCGCTGAAATGGGCTTACCGAACTGGTCAGTAATTACCGCCGGGTTTGATACGTCAGCTTGGTTCGGGAACGAAAGCCAGACAGGTTTGCCTTCTGCGTTGGTAGTTGTGACTGTCCAGACGTTGCCAGCGTTACCAATAGTCATACCGACCTTGGAATTGAATTGGGTCTTGCCAGTTGTGTAGTCTTTGTACGCTTGAGGATTGCCGGCCTTCATGTCGGCCAAGAACTGAGGGCTAAAGTTATTCGGGTTCTTGATAGCGGTAGCCATTACATGCCTTCCTGTGGCTGGCTCATCTGAGCGAACATTCCTTGCAGGGCGTTAGCGATAGTCTCCTGAGCCTGCTGAGTCTGGTCGTAGCCGAAACCTGGGTGGCTCATCAGGTGCCCCTTCCACTGGTCAAGGCTCATCGGGGCGGGGCGTCCAGTCGCTGGGTCCATACCACCAGACAGGGCCGCTGAGGATTTGGGGTCGCCCATGAAGTCGGGTTCGTGGTCCTCGCCCAGCACCTGCTTGGCTACCTGACGGTAAGGATCAAGCAGGTACGCGGTGGGGATACCGGCCTTGATTTGCGGGGCAAGCGTGGGGTAGAGACCCTGTGCGGCGGTCTTGATGTACTCCTCAAACGCCTTGACCTTCTCTGGGGCGAGAGCATCACCGGCAATCTGTTGCAAGGTGCCGTGGCTCATGGGGACGGCGTAGTCATGCGCCAGGCTCTTGAGGTGGTCAATGCCCTGCATTGCCATCGCCATCGGGTCTATGGGGGTATTTTCGTCAGCCATGGTATTCCTTATGGGTTAGGTAGGTTCTTCATTACGTCGGAGACGAAACCGGAGTAATCTTTCCAGTCAGGATTCTTGGAAAGTTGATCACAATAAGCGTACCATTCGCTCCGAAGTGCTCCTGTTTTCTCACCGGCCGCGACACGCTCGTTGTACAGCGCTTCGTACTGTTGGCGTAGTCCGATGAGCGACTGATACACAGCGAGTTGTGCTGGCTTGAACACGCCGTGGTACTGGCTGTCGTTGACCATCTTGACCATCTCGTTGTACGTCCTGAACGCCACGTTGTTCTTGCGACCGGAGTTCTTATCAGCGAGCCACGTGGGGTTGACCGTCTGACCGTAGGACGTTGCCATGCTGCGGAGTTCCATACCGGCGCGGTAGTTCAGCCCACCCGTGGTCTTGTCAATGTTGTTCGGGTCGGCAGCCAGAGCGTCGTACAAGGTGCCGTAGTAGCGGTTGCCCAGCGAGACAAACAGCGAGCTCATAAACTCCTTGGGCGTCTGACGCTGGCGGGTGCCGAGTGCGTACTCAAGCTGGAGTGCGCGGTTCTCGTACTGCGTACCCATGTTGCCAACGAGGTAGGCAGAGGCGTTAGGCATGGCACGCACCGTGTTCCAGTGATCTTCCATGAACTTGAGCGCCTCAGCCGTCTCAGGCCAGCGGGCGCCAGCCGACTTGGTGTGGCCGATTAGGTCAAACACGCGGTCTGGGTAGCGTCGAGCGAACTCGTCAGCCTGCAAGAAATAGGTCGGGAACTTGAGGTTGCCGTGGGCGTCCTTCTCCTTGGCAATAGCGGCGAAGTCCTTGTTCTTCAAGAAACGCTGGCCAATACTTACAGCCGTTGGCGAGGAGTAGCCAATGATGGACTTCATCGTGTACAGAAAGCCTGTACGTAGGTTGGCCGCGTTCATAAACGACTGCATGTGGTCAACGTTGTTGAAGTACTCTGAGAACTTCTGGCTGGCGTAGAACGACCAGAGTTGCTCCTTGCTACCAAAACGTGCCTTGTCAGACTCGCTGATAGTTGGGTAGTCCTTCTTCGCCTCAGCGTAGCACTCCTCAAACTTCTGCTGGGCCATGTCCTGCATGACGTACAGTTCGCTTGACGTGTATGCCCCGGTGTTGTTCTGAAACATAAATCCATACATGCCCTTAGCGGCATTACGGACAAAAGTGTTCGGCATGAGATCGTCGAGGGCGTTGGACTGCATCGCCGTCTCACCCAGAATGTCAGTCAGGATTCGACCCACTAGCGGGTTGTGGTGGGCAACGTACTGGTACATCAACTTGGCAGGGAACGTCACAGTTGGGGCAAAGGGAATGGCAATCATTTCCTTGGCCGTGTTGACCAAGCCAGCCTTGTTGCCGGTGATGACAATAGACATAACCGAACTAGGGCTGGCGTCCAGACCGAAGTTCATGCCGCTCATGCCCGTCATGTCTCGGTAGCCGAGGGCGTACATGATGCCGCCTGTAATGCCTGCACCAAGTCCAGACAGAACCTCAGCACCGGGGACAACAAAGTTGTTCTGACCGAGCGAGGACTGAGCTACGAAGTCAGTGACGGCAAGGTTGAGACGCAGGTACTTGTAGAAGGCGTCCATCTTGTCGCCCGCCACACGGCCCGCTCGACGGAGCGCCTGGTTCTTAGCAAAGTAGAACGGCGAGACGGTGCGCCAGTTGTTCTCCCACACGGTCTTGCCGAGGGGGTCGTGGACAAACTTACCCATGTTGATACTGGCCTGGGTCGAAGCGATAATCTTTGCCTGGTCCTTGGTCAGCAAGCCCTGAGCCATCTTCGGGCGCAAGAGTTCCATCTGCTGGTGGTACTCCCACACGAACACCGGCTCACGGACCATCTCGTTCACCATCGGACCCAGCACTTTGGAGTGCATCTTGTCGGACATGTCGGTGATGAAGTTGGTGCGTGACCCCTTGGCGAAGGGTGGAACGAACTGACGGGCAGGAAAGTGGTTCGGGCGGGGCTCGGCGTTCTTGATGCCGTCAGACAGCCAGTGCGCCAACTTCTGTGGGCCCCACATGTCGCCGTGAGCCATCTGCTTGGCAATCTCAGGGAAGAACACTTTCTCCGCACCGCCGGTCGTGAGGGTCATCAAATGCTCAGCGATGTCGTCAGCCCAGTCACGCATAGGGTCGCCGCTGGAGTTGTACATGCGCGGGAACATGGATCGTGGGAAGCGTGCCAGCTCGTCAGCAGGGAGCGTGTGCAGGTGTGCGTACATGTGGTCAACGAGACGCTCACGCAGCGAATTGAAGGCTTCCTCACCGCTCAGCCCCTTAGCGGATAGACCAGTCACAGTCTCAGCAAGAACCGAGCGAACGTTCTTTTCCATTGACTTGTTCAGCGTGGCAGTACGGGCGTCAATACGGCGCATGATGGCACCCATGCCCTTGGTGCCCTTACGGACACGGGCGTCATACAACTTGCTGGCTTCTTTAGCGAGACGGTCACGGAACGCTGTGTCCTGAGCGACTACGTGTGCCTCAACCTCGTCACGCTTGGCGTGAGCCCTAGCCATCTTTGCGTCATCGGTCGCACGCTGGGCCTGCATCGCTTCGAGCTTGTTCGACGCTTCGATGAACTGCTTCTCTGAGTCACTCGCCACGCTCTCGGCGCTGTCAGACAGACCGGCGCCCTTTAGAATTTGGCGCTTCTCCACACCAACACGTGAGCGATCGAGGCTCAACTGCTTACGCTGTTCGAGCAGGGCGTAGTAGTCCTCACGCTCCGCCACCTTGGTGTTGCGGATTAGGTACGTCTGCAAGTTCTCTTTCCAGACCTTGTTAGCGGTGGTCGCCCACTTCCCAGGGTCGGGGTCAACAATGGACGAGAACCAGCGGGCGGCTACGTCCTTCTCCTCTTGTGTAGCGTTCTTACGCGTGAGGGCGCTCTGGTGCTTCTCAAAGTCGTACTTGAAGCGTCCTTCGCTGTTCTTGACTTCTGGGTCGTAGTTTGGGAAGAAGCGCTTGTTGAACATGCGTGGCACGTCAAGGCTCTTAGCCTGACGGTCAAGCAGGGCGAGGTCAGCCAAGGTCTTTTCCTGCGTGCGTCCGTGGCCCAGAATAATCTCAGGCGATACGCCGTCAATGGTGAAGGCAGTCGTGGCGTGCGAGAGGTCGGGAACACCTTCCTTCATCACGGGGCTGAACTCGCTCAAGCTGGTCGGGTCGAGCCTGTCCAGAATTGCGTAGGCTTCCTTGAAACGGTTGGAGCGCAGGGCATCGTGGAGTGCGGCCAGGTCGCCTTCGTGCTTTACCAAGCGGGCAACGTCAGCCACCTCAGCACGTCCACCAAGGGCGTCCAAGAAGTCACGACCGTGGACACCAGGCATACCGATGGGTAGCCACTTGCTGTACGATCCGTTGTCGCTCCACAGTTCGGGGTGCTTGTCGAACAGTTCCTTGTAGGCGGCCTCGTTCGGCACAGCCTCACCTGCGGCGTTCTTGAAGGTGAGCATGCGCTCGGTGTACATGTCAGCAAAGCCACCTTGAGGCAAAGCCAGGGGCTGGCTACCGAGCAGTTCACGGATACGTGCCTCAGTAGCCTGCTGGCTGGCGGCAATCTTCTCGGTGAGCTTCTCACGCAGGTCGTTCAGTACCGGCTTGTAAGGGTTGAGCGCAGCGCCCTTTTCTAGCGTGGTGTAGAAGCGCCGAAATGGGTGTTCCTGAATAGCCCTGTCAAGCAAGGTGCGAGCCGAGCCAAGGGTACGAAGGCGGGCGTCCGCTTCGTCCAGCTTCTCGCCAATGGACAGGCGCAGTTCTGGCGTGGTGTCGTCAGCAAGGCTGGCGAGCCACTGGGTCTCGTACTCCTTGACAAGGCTCTCCTGCTTGGCAATGTCAGCCTCAAGGCGGGGAATACTGTTCTCTAGATTGGCGATGGCTCGGTTCTGAGCGTCATAGGTAGCCCGCATGTATTTAGGCACGTCATCACGGATCATGGTGTCAATGCCCAGCGACTTCTCGCGCAGGTACATCATGGCGACTGCCTGCTCCTCGCGGTTGGCCGCGGCGAACTCAGACATGTTCATCACTTCGTTACGCAGGTCGGCAAGGGCGCTGTTACGGGCGTCCCATACTTCCTTGCTCTTACGTCCTGCCTTCGACGTACCACCTTCCATGCGCTTGATGGCTTCGTCAACGACCCGCTTCATAACAGACTCTTGGTTTAGAGTCAAGGCTGCGATACCAGAGGCTGACGCCTCACCGTCCAAGAAGCGTGCTCCCACGTTCATAATGGAGTCGCTGTACACCATGCTGAGGTTTTCGTGCAGGGCCGTTCCAGCGCCAGCGTCGTTGTTCCCAATAATGGTGTGCTTAGCACCACGGAACATGCGAGACACTTCGGGGTTGCCCTCAGCATCGGTGCCATGTACCGCACCGCTCACGGCGTGTTGCACTGCGTCACCGTCGAGGCTGTCTGAACCGTGGACCATGCTCATCGGCAGGTGTCCATCGTGGTCAATCATTAGGTCAACTGCGTCATTCAGCAGTCGGGCTTTCTTGGCGTCCTCGGTCACGTTGAGCAACTCACGCTCAAGGCCGAGCATGACGCCAGCCACCACGTTACGAAGCATCAACTTCTCAGCCTTGCCTTCCTTGGCAAGTGCTTCCATAGACTTACCAAGGCTGAACTCATGCTTAGCAATAGACGCTGCGAGGTGTGACTCAAAGAAGTTCAGTCCGCCCATACGGAACGAGTTCAGCATGGCTTCGCTTGCAGATACGCGCATGGCCCAGCCGGGGCTCATAAGGGCAAGTGGCTTGAAGATTTTGTTGAGGTAGGACTGCTGGAGATCAACGAACATTTCACGGTTACTACGCAGGTTTCGCTTGCCACCGATACGCTTTACGGCAGCCTGAGTCAGACGGTTACGCCCAGGCACTTCCTCGGTACGGCGCTCCCATTCACGCTTGAACTTTTGCAGGTACTTACGGCGCTCCTCGGCGCTCTTGATAGTCATGGCGGCTACCTGCTTAGCCTGCTCCAGCACAGCGTTGAGTGAGTCGAACGATTCATTGAACGTTGAGTGCAGGTTTGCCAGAATGTCCTCAACTGCCTGCTTCTCGCCACGGAGCATGTCCAAGGCAGTCATCAGGGTGTCGCTGGACATACCAAGCGATTCGGCAAAACTAACAATGTCCTCAGCCTTAGCGTCAAAGCCTGGGGGCACGACACCGAGACGGCTGGTGATGTCGTTCGACAATTTCAAGAACTTGCTGGTGATCGTAGCAGTCTCGTTCTCCACGTCCTTGATGACGAGCGCCACCTTCTCCGAACGTGTCAGACCCTTGTAAGCGCCTTCGTTGAGCCAGACTTCGTAGCGCTTGACGAGCGACTTGTACTGGGCGCTGTACCCACGGTGTAGTGGGTCGCTCTCCCACAGTTCCTTGACCGATACACGCTTGCTTTCTAGCCCCTTCTTCAAGTTGCCAATTACGTCCTCAACGGTCTTATCGGAGAAGTTCGCCAGTTCGACCAAATGATTCAGCTCAGAGTCGGTGCGGAGCATGGCTTGGTCGGCCGCGTAGGACTTGAGCTTGAGTGAGTCGTTGAGCAGTTCACGCTGGTAGCGCTTGATAAGGCGAGCGTCAGGGATAATCAAGTGACCGAGGTGGTTCGTACCGATACCTGCGGCCAGCGGTCCAGACGGAGTTGACAGCAGGTTCCGCCAGTCCTCAGTCGTAGCAAGGTAATTGCCCGTGAAGCCACCACCATCATTGCCGGTAATGGCGTTGACCTTCTCCCAGATGAAGTCGCTCAGCGCCTTGTTGGCCGAATCAAACTCAGCGCGGCTCATGTGGGCCGTCATGGGACGCACCATTACGTCGTACATAGCCTGCCGGTAGGCACGCTTGTAGGCGTTCGGATCGTGAGCGCTGTGAATGAGTAGGTCGCAGACCGAGTTGATAACCGGCTCTGGAATGTACACGGCACGCATCATGTCGGCAATGGAGTTGACTGCCTCAACCGAACCGGGGGTTACGACACGGCTAGTTGCCTTACCCATCGTGCGGTCGAAGTGTTCAGGCATACGAATGAACTGCGCTCGAACACGCTGACGCAGTAGCACCAAGGACTTGCCAGCAAGGTTCAGGCGCTGGTACGTGTCGTTCCTTGGAGCGATGTCGTAGCCCTTCTCCTTCAAGATGGCGTCACGAATGTTGGCATCAATGGTGATGTCGCTTGCCAGTAAGTTGCCGAGCGTGCCGAAGCGCTCGCCTAACTTGCCACCTAGGGCAGCCTTGAACGCGGTGAACCAGCCCATGACAGGGGCGGTAGCCGATACGTAGTCCATGCCAGCGAACGTGTCCTCAAGAACGGAAAGCACTGCGTCTGGGGTATTGGCCTTCTCAAGGTCAAGAAGCAACTTGGCTCCGAACACGTTACGGAAGCGGTCGTTGATAGCAGCGGCGTTGTGTTCAGCAATCCAGTTGACTGCTCGACGTACCGAACCGTACTGCTGGTAGGCGCGTGTGAAGTCGCCTGGGTGGGTGACGCCGATGCCACCGAAGTAACGGCTGAGCGTGCCGGTGAAACCTGCGGCTGACTTAGCCTGGCCCCTTAGCTTGAACAACTTGACGAACGGATCGTCAACTACAAATGCCGTGTCGAAGTCCAACACCTTGGCAATGATGTCGTGGAAGAAGCCCGTGTTAGATAGGAGAGCCGATGAAATCTCATTGCCAAGCGTGGTAGTTTTGCCGTTGGCGTCCACCACCTTGCCCTCAAGCGCTGCCTTCCAAATCGCAGGGTCGCTCTGGATACCAGGCATGCGGATAATGGCAGCGATGTTCATTGGAGCGCCACCGACTACACGGTTGAACGCCTGAATAGCGCTAATCGGAATCTTTAGGCCCTTGCCGATTGCGCTACCTGTGCTCATGTACGCCTGCAAGTTCTTGTACTTCTCAAGGCTCTTGCTGAATGAGGTGGCGAAGCTGGAGCCGTCAGAGACACCAGCCTCTTTAGCGGCCGTCTCCTGTGCTGACTTGAGTTCAGCCTTGAGAGAGGCCAACTTCGACTCAAAATCAGCAGTCGTTGGTGCGTTCTCCAGCGTCTGAATACGGTTCTGCAAGTGGCCGATGGGGTCAGTCACGCGCAAACGCTGAGCGGCGGCAGCGGCTTCTGCCTGTTGCTCAAAGCTCAGGCCACCAGTAGAAGCGGCTTCGACCGTGGCTTGGTCAGTAGCAATCTGCTGGGCAGTACGAGCGGCGGCGATGTCAGAGCCTTCAAGGGCTGTACCAAACAAACGCTCACCAACGCTGCCAAGTCCCTTACCGGCGAGTAATGAAGGAGCCAAGTGACCAAGGGCATAGCCCCAACCGTTCCGCTTGACCTCGGACATTGTTGCAGATAGCAACGTTCGTGGAGCAAAGAACAATTCTTGAAGAATCTGCAACGGGTTAGTGACAGCCTGCTTAGCAATCGTTCCGACAGCACTTGGTATTTCAGAGATACCCTTCACGGCACCACCAACAAATCCCTTGGCGCCGTGAATAGCCATCGAAGGATCGAAGCCACCACGACTGTTGAACAACGGAGTCGCTTGGTGGGTCTGTGTTAGGTTGCCCTGAGCGTCCTTGTGGATACCAATAAGACCAAGTGCGCCCCAACCGAGCTGTGAACCGTAGTCCACAATGCGTCCACCAACGCCCAGACCAGCCTGACGGTTGTGCTGATTCAGCTTCATCGCTGAAACTACTTGGTCGCTGGCAAGTCCGTAGCGGTTAGCAATAGAACTAATCGTGGCGGGATCATTTACAAGGTCAGGGTTAGCCTCGACCATGTTGTGAATGGACTTCTGTACGGGGTCAGCGATAGTCGGAGTAACGGTACGCGTGTGCGTAGGTGGGATAGTCGTGGGTGGGGGCGTAGGTGTCGTCCCGGAAACCGGATTCTTAGCCATTTACAGTCCTAGCGTAGCGGCAGCGTGGGCAAGGTCCATGATTAGAGCTGAGGCACCAGGGCGTCGAGCCGCCATGATAAGATCGTTAGTCAGCGGAGCCGGTGGACCAGAGATAACCTCAGAGCCTGCTCCGGGGCCGGAGTCAATGCCAGCGGTGATGGGTTCGTCTGGGTGCATGGTCGGGTGCAAGAACGGCAACTCACCTGGGTACGCCTGCGGAACAGACGGCAATTGACCGCTAATGGTCGTAGGAGCCTGCTGTGGGGATTGCTGGGGCTGAGGTGCTGGGGCTGACATGCTGGCGCCAGGGACGGGCTGAGAGCCCATAGGGATAGCCTGCTGAGCGGCACGCTGTTGGGCCGCTACTCCGTAGCCTTGGTCGGGAACTGTGGTGACGGGGAGCGATGTGTTCAGGTCGGTACGGTTGCCGTACAGTTGACCGACCTTTCCCTCGCGGGGACCGCCTTTGCCAGTGCGCGGCATCTACTACTGCCCCGCTGGGGTCAAACCACGCTCTGCGGCAGTGGTGCGAGCAGGTCGGCGCAAAGCTGACAACACATCACTCAAGTTTTGCGAACCTTGGTCGGGGGCGGGGATAGCGGCTGGGGGCTGTCCGGGGACTGCGCCCATTCCAGCCTGCATTTCTGGCGGTGCTGGCATAGCGCCACCTGCACCTTGCATCTCTGGCGACTGTTGCATCTGCTGTTGCTGTTGTGCCTGTGCCGCCTGCTCCTTCTGCATCTCCTCATGGACACGCTGTACGGCGTCCTCAAGGGTGACGTGGCGCTCGGCCTTCATCTTGGCAATGCGAGCAATGACCGTGGGGTCAAGCGTTCCCTGCTGGGCCTGCTGTTCCATACCGGCAAGCATGGCTCGACGGAGCGATTCGACCTCAACTTGGTCACGCTCACGGATCGGGTCCTCAATGGCGGGGTCCATCTCACGGGCAGTCTGGGTGGACATGATGCCCGTACCCACACGCTGACCAATGGCGATGACCATGCCGTTCACGTCAGAGCCAGGCATGCTGTACTTGACGTAGGACAGGTCAGTCTCAAACGCTTCGTTCGGGGTGTAGTCGGGGCGCACCACCTTGCCGTCTGAACCCATGAAGAACATGCTCGGCTTGTTGCCGTAGTACGCCTTCATAATCTTCACAGCCCGGCGGTTTTCACTCTCGGCTGAGTTGGCAAGGATTTCTTGGTACTCCTGAATGGACATGTCAATGGCGTTGCCCATGACCATCTCGCCACGGCGGGCGGTACGAACGTTGGTCGGTGACTCTCCACCGAACTCGGCGGGAATCTGACCATTCATGCGGCCAGCACGCTCAAGGCGGTCAAGAGCGTCATTAGTCGTGGTGCCAGGCTGCAAGTGTGTAATCTGCACCTGGCCCTTGTCCACGATACCTCGGATACCCTGCTTGCCGTCTGCCTCTTGGACAATACGGGGGCTGGTCGGGCTGTTGCTGGTGCTGACAATCCACTCGTCAGGGAACACGTTGCGGAATCGGGCAATCATGTCCAGCGCGTCGAGCTTGGCCATGCGCTGATACGAGCCAATCATCTGGTCGAACTGACCCTGCAAGCGGTCAAGGGTAATGCGGCCAGCGATAACCACGGGGCAGATTTCGGCGCGGTTGACAATGCGCTCAAGGATTACGTGCGAGGCCGTCCCTTTACCAGTCTCCGCAGAACCATAGGCAGAAGCCTTGGGCTTCTCAGCGCCAACAGCAACCAGTACAGTCTCAACTTCATCAAGGTACTCCAGAATCTCGAACATGTCCGAATCGGCCTTGTCGCCACGGTACAGCACCGAGGCTTGGGCGGGGTAGTTCTCCTTGAGCCAGCCCAGCGGACGGCGATCTACGAAGATACAGTCGGTCGGCTCCATGGAGTCGGGGTCAATCATGGGCGAGGGGAACGTTGAAAGTGGGTTTCTCACACGCCAGTGTGGGATTTCACGCTTGTCGCTGGGGTCAATGGAGACTGGCGACAGGCTCACAGCGGTCATGCCGTAGGCGGTCAGGTGGCGAGAACGGCGCCGGAGCTTGGTGTTCATCTTGTTCATGTCCCACCAACCGAGGTTGGCAAGGCGTCGGTCACGGGCCTTGTTCTCGCTAACCTGAATACCGGGGCGTACCGGCATGTAGGTAATGTCCGGCATGACGGACGCCACCCTCATTGCAAACTGGTCAATGCCCTGAGCAATCAAGTTCGGGATTGCTGGCTTCTCCATGTCGTCGAGCTCTGGGAGAGGCACGATGATGTCGCCGTTGTAGTGGCGGCGAATCTCGTCCATGCGGGTGAACAGACCACCACGGTCTCGACGACGCTGTTGCAACAGAGTGACAATTTGATTTGCAGCTTTAGCGTTGTCAAAGGAGAGAGCCAACTGAGAACCTTCTAGTTAGGGCGGGCGTTCTTCACCCATGACGGACGCCACTGCGTGGCTGCCGCCGTTTTGGGCAGATACAGGTTCGGTATGTTCCACTCAAAGAACCATTGAGCCATAACACAGTCGTCCGTTCGAGTGCCGTTCGGGTACTTTGTTACTTCGTCAATCAGTTTCAGTGCTTGGGTTTTGCCCTCACCTTTACCTGGTAATCGTACCCTACCGAAACGGTAATGGCTCTGTAACACAGTCACACCAAGGGTTTCGTCCGTCTTGTTGATGATGTTCGTGTTGTGGGGAATGATCTCCACGCCTCGCATCTGGCGCCACGTTTTCACCGTGTCGTACTGGAGCATGAACCGCTGAGCGGCATTGTTCTCGACTATCCAGTACTGAATCGGGAAGCCCAGCGACTCGCTGAGGTTCTGCCATTCTTCCATGATGCCGGTGTAGCGGCCCTCAGCCACCTTGTAGTCAAGGAACGTACTGGCTTCCATCTTCTGCCGGATAAGCGACAGCAGGAACCGCTGATTCGATTCGGGGTGATACAGCCAGCACTGGACTGACCAGAACATGCTGGGGCTAGGGTCAGCCGTTGCCACGACCAGACAGTCACGGGCGCTGAGCCCACGGGGAATGTCCCACGCGTCTCGGTCTCGGTCAATACACCCAGCGTTGTCGCCGTGACCCCAGACCCATTCGGGCCGGACTAGGACTTCTGACGGGTCCAGGTCCTCTTGCTGGAATACGACTGCGAAGCGCTCCGCTCGGTTTGCCATGAGCGCACTAATGTCTCGCCAACTAATCCGCCGTGGGTCCAAGAGACACCCAACGGGGTAGGGGTCAGAAGTTCTCTTATGGTATTTCGGGTCACAGCGGTCCTCATAATGTGCTCGGTAAAGAAGGTGCTTGTACTTCTTGTCAGTGCGGAGCTTGGCAACCTCGTCCTCGGACATGCCAGCATCTAGCAGTTCTTCTTCATCGTCGAGAGGTTGCTCCATGTCAAGAGCAAAGCGATACAGATCGTCGGAACTAAGCCGCTGACCAATGAGAGCCAGCATACCGGAAGGTTCGAGACGTGATTCAGCGATGTCTTGGTACCAGTCCTCTAGGTTCTCCTTGAGGTCTGCCGAGCGGGTGTTCTTGTCGGTCACTAGGTCGTCCCAGAAACAGCCGTCATAGCGTCCACCGAGGAAGCCTGAGTCCTTACCGAACGCCGAAAGCGTTGGCTCCTTCTCCGTGATAGCACCGGTCTCCTCGTACTGCATCACGATGAAGGCTTCGTGCGTCCACAGGTCTCGCTCAAGCGGCTTGAAGCGCCCGAAGTCAAGGGCGAGCGTACTCTCAGCGTCCAAGGCCAGCCCACGGGCTTTCAGGGCGTCCTCGCCCAGCTCAGGGGTCAAACGCTCCAGCGAACGGCGCACGCGCATCATCATGTTCTGGGCGTTCTTCATGGTGTTCGAGCCCACCAGCAGACGGATCGAGCGGTTACGGCAGATAATCCAGCAGATAAGGTCGTGAATCAGGGTGGTCTTACCAGAACCTGGGGGCATGTTCATCACGACATACTCCTTCTCTGGGGACTCTAGGAGTTGCACCAGAGCAAGGCCAGCCTCGTTCTGCCACGGCGTCGAGATACGCCCGAAGTACCGGCGCCGGAAGTAGTCAAAGTCCTCTAGGGCTTGCTTGGCCTCGGCTGAGAGTTTCTCGTACTTCTTCGGGCCTTCGAGCTTGGCAAGTTCTTTCTGCTCCTTGTAGTCACGGGCGCTGGTATCCACCTCGTCCTTGAGCGTGAGGTTCTTAGCCGCCTTCTCAATGCGGTGTCCGGTGGCTTCGGAGAACTTAGCCTTCTGTGCGGACTGCGAAATCGAGAAACCAGCGGAGCGGGCCTCAAAATACTTCTTGCGCTGAGCTGGGGTAACTGCCATTAGTCCAGCGCTTCTGCCAACAGCCCTCGCATACGGTACCGCTGGGAATCATCGTTGCTGATAGAGAACACGCCCACACCGCCATCGGCGTAGTCCTTGACGGCTACGACCAGAATGTAGTCCTCGATGACCGGCATCTTCCACGGGGCGCTACTGGAGTCAGGGTCAAGGGGCAGGCTGGTAAGAAACGTGGGTAGGTTCGTCTCAATCCAGTTCTTGAGCGATCCTGATAGTGGGTTGTTCATTCCTCAACCTTACGCTTCGTGAACCACGCGTAGCAGTTACGACCATAAACGAAGGCGTAGAAGATACTGGCGAAGCAGAAACCGTACTGCTTGCTAGTGAAGCCGTAGATAGTCCACAGCACAGCGTTGACTAGCAGGATTATCCAAGCCCACCAATGCTTGCGGCCAACAAATGTGGCACCGACAATGCCGATGCCCTCAAGTACCCAGCTCCACATTACTTGCGAGCCAGTTTCTTCCAGTATCGCTTACGGCGCCAGGCGTAATAAGCCAGTGAGAGGCGGGTCACTTCTTCTTAGTCTTTCGTGTCTTGCCAGCCACAGCAAGCGCAATCGCTACCGCCTGACGCTGGGGCTTCCCCGCCTTCATCTCGGTGCGAATGTTGGCCGAGACCGTCTTGCTGGACTTGCCTTTCTTGAGGGGCATTAGTTTCTCTCCATAGAGCTAGGGCAATTATGCCGTACACGATGCTGTCTAACAGACTATCCTCGACGCTCTCGTTAGCCAAGTTACCCTCGGCTGCGAACTTCTGGAGTCGGCGCGTCTTGTCCTGCTGGCGAACGAGCGCACCTACCCAGCCTGGGATACCCCAGACCTCGCTGGCACGCACGTTGGAGTAGGGGTCGTTGGTACGTCCGTAGTCCTGACGCTTCTTGTTGTGCATCGCCAGTACCTCGGCAATGATCTGGTCAAATGAATCGGTCATCGTTCAGGCTCCGCAACTTGGTCTTTGTTAGTGCGGCAAGCGTGAAGTCCCATAACACCGTCATCGTGCCGGTAAGTCTTGCCGTCATTACAGCCGGAGATTGACCCAACACACAACTTGATGGATTCACCGCAGTTCTTGCATTTCATCGCTCACCCCACCAGACAAGCCAGGTAACGGCCACGGCAATAAACCCCCATAGCGTCCAGAAATGAAATGCGCTCATCGTTCGACCCTACACTTAGCGCACATCTCAACGGGGTTCTCTCGGTAGCCTGAACCGGCTTTGCTGAACCACAGGTGGTCGCACTCATTTTCGTGCAACTCGTAAGAATTGTCACTTGCACTGATTTGCGTTATCTGTTTTGGCGTTGATTCATTATCGAATTCGGCAGTCATAGTTTCACTCCACACTTAGGGCAGTAGGTGAACTCCACGACTTCATAGTTGTTGGTCAGGTGTGGCACACTGCCCCAATAGGTGTGGTCGCACTCATAACCTTCAATAAGGTTTGGCTGTATGAAAGGTTTGCACGTCTGGTCCTGTATGTCTTGCAGATTTGGGTCTGATTCCGTGTCGCACGAAATCAGGTGATTCTCGAAAACATCGAGTGCCTTGATTACGTCGCAGGGCCACTCGACGTTGAGCACACCCTGGTCTGTCTTGCAGCCAACGCAGTAGTCCACCAGCCCAGCTCTGCCAAAGTGCTGGGACAGGGGGTGGTGCTTGGCTCGGTAGTCAGTCACTTCTTTGCCCCCACAATGTAGCGATCTGGAACAAAGATGCGGTGGCCCTTGGTACCGAACCAGATACCACCACGCTCAATCTCAGCGTGTGCACACTGACCACAGGTGAACTCTCGATCGCTCGGCCGCCAGGTGTGGCGAGACTCTAGGTGCTTGTCAATAGCGTCCATGAAGTCCACGACTACCACTCCGCTTCGGTCTCGCCATTGTCGCACTCAGACGACTCGGTGGCTGGGTGTACCCAAATCTTGAACTCGTTGACGCCATCGTCAATTAGTTCGATGAGGTCATCACAGTTAGAACAACGTATCCCGGTCATAGTCTCCCCTTATTGGTATTCCGACGGTACTGGTCCAGTGTAGCGTGAACCAGTCGCTTCTGCAGGGATACGAAACTTCTGTCCACAACTGCAATAGACCCAGACCTTGGTAGAAACGAGTAGTTGCCATTGGTGAGTGTGCGTCATAGGGAGACATACTACCCTCGCTGCACCCCATAAAAATTATTTAGAAAAATACAGGTAAGGCGGTACGCAGTAGAGGGAATGGGTGCCGGTGATTTCCATGGCTCGACGTACTACGTCTGCACTACGTGCAAACTTGTCAGCACCCGCCATGTACCCGATAGCCAGACTTGCCCCAGCTCCGATGGCACCGTAGTGTGCCCGAAACACCGTGACCCCGCCTTCGTCCGATACCTCGGTCACAGCCTTACGTGTCACCAGCAACAAGCTCCAGCCCGCCGGGGCTGATTGCTCAAGTAGGTGGGTGAGCAACTTGTACGGATCGTCGAGCCCCGAACTGTACGCCAGGTGTATGGCACGAAACGAACCAGCGCCGCCGATGAGAGTCCCGCCGACCGACCACGCCTTGGGGGTCTTAGTCGTCATGTAGAGGTGTGACCCGTCCTCGAAGGCACCGCTGTCCGCGCCGATGGCGTACTCCTTGCCGTTGGTGAACCCCGCGATAACTGTCACGCCGCGAGTCTAATTGTGCTACTCTGAGGGTCTAGTTACCGACCGAGAAAGTCTCGGCCCGGTCACTGCAAAACACGCCCCGTCAGCTCCCCCCTTGGCTGGCGGGGCTTTGCTTTACAAATTCGGAGCCAAAACTATACAAATTCGGGTATGGTATTGACACACGCCCGCCACGTGCTATGGTGGGGGCTCCAACAAACAACTGTTGGTACTCACTTTACGAGAGTAAGTCCCTAGTGGTACTGCTGGGAAGCAGGATCGCTAGGGGCTTCTTCATCTCCGACTGCCGA